CAAGCCCGGCTTTGAAAGCCGCCACAACCTCATGTACTGGGACAATTCCGAGTATTACGGCTTGGGAGCTGGAGCTTCAGGCTACATCGACGGCATGCGTTATCGCAACCGCGGCCCCATCCAGCACTACCTCAAATCCATCCGCGAAAAAGGCCATTCCCGCCTGCACGAAGAGTTTCTCAGTAAGACTGAGCAGATGGAAGAAGAGATGTTTTTAGGGCTACGGAAAAAAACTGGCGTGTCTATTGAGCGATTCGAGGAAAAGTTTGGCATTTCCTTTGAAGACCGCTACGGTCAGGTGGTCAGAGACTTGAAAAATGAAGGTCTCTTGCAAGAAGAAGACCGTTGGCTTCGGATGACCAAAAAAGGATTGTTTCTTGGCGATACAGTTGCTGAACGATTTATTATTACAGATTAGAAAAGAGCAAAAACAATGGGCTTAACCTACCAAGAAGCATTCACCATTCTCTTTGATATGGTGGATGTTAAACAAGAAATTAAACTGCCTGACTTTATTTCCTACTGTCTCGGTGTGTCAGGTCGGCAGTCGGAAGAACTAGGTCGCAGTGACCTCTATATTTTTCAGGAATTTGGCTTGATTTGGGTCGTGACAGATTATGAACTAACTATTCAAAGCCTGCCTAAGTACAATGAAACCATCACGATAAAAACAGAAGCGGTTGCCTATAACAAGTTTTTCTGTCATCGGATGTTCTACATCTACGATGAGGCAGGCAATCTTTTGTTGGATATTCTCTGCTATTTTGTCCTGATTGATTTTGAGAGTCGCAAGGTTGCTCCAGTACCGGAAGCTTTGATTGCTCCTTATCAGTCTGAGCAGGTCAAGAAATTGCCTCGGGCTCCCAAGTATCAGCTCTTGGAAAATCCATCTGTTCAAGAATTTCCTGTTCGCTATTTTGACTTGGATATGAATGGGCATGTCAATAATGGCAAGTATCTGGAATGGATGTATGAAGCACTGGGCTATGATTGTCTGCTCTGCCATGTCCCTAAAAAAATCCAACTCAAGTATCTTAAGGAGGTAGAGGCGACTAGCTTGGTAAGTTCGCGTAGGGTGTCTAATGCTTGTGTCAGTCAGCATGAGATTGTGGTAGATGGACATATCCATGCTCAAGCTGTCATAGAATGGAGGGAACGTCATGGCGCAGGATAAGTGGCTTGAATGGGCCGTACGTTTACAAGCCTTGGCTCAGACTGGTTTGTAAAGATGTCTATGATATGGAGCGTTTCGAAGAAATCAGACAGATTGCGGCGGAAATGTTGATAGAGCTGTCTGGGCAGCCCTTGGAAGTCGTAAAAGAACTCTTCTGCAACGAAACAGGCTACCAGACCCCAAAAATGGATACCCGCGCAGCTATTTTCCAAGAGGATAAAATCCTACTGGTTCAGGAAAACGATGGGCTCTGGTCCTTGCCAGGTGGTTGGTGCGATGTGGATCAATCCGTCAAGGACAATGTTGTCAAGGAAGTAAAGGAAGAAGCGGGGCTGGATGTGGAGGCTCTGCGAGTCGTGGCGATTTTGGACAAGCACAAGAACAATCCTGCCAAGTCAGCTCACCGCGTGACCAAGGTCTTCATTCTATGTCGTCTCCTTGGCGGGGAGTTTCAGCCCAATTCGGAAACAGTTGCCAGTGGATTTTTCAGCCTAGACGATTTACCGCCACTTTCACTTGGGAAAAACACAGTAGAGCAGTTAGCGCTTTGCTTGGAAGCCAGTCGGTCGGAGTATTGGGAAACACGATTTGATTAAGGAGGAAAAATGACGTATACAGGTTATTTGATTGATTTGGATGGTACGATTTATGAAGGGAAAAAGCGGATTCCTGCTGGTGAACGATTCATTCATCGCTTGCAGGAGCGCAACATTCCCTATCTCTTTGTGACCAACAATACCACCCGTCGTCCTGAGATGGTGCAGGCTATGTTGGCTGAAAATTTTAACATTGAGACACCACTTGAAACTATCTACACGGCCAGTCTGGCGACAGTAGACTATATGAATGACTTGGGCAAGGAAAAGACTGTCTATGTCATTGGAGAAGACGGGCTCAAGTCTGCCATTTTTGAGGCAGGTTATGTGGAAGACACGGAAAATCCAGCCTATGTTGTCGTCGGTTTGGATACTCAGTTGACCTATGAAAAACTAACCATTGCCACCCTAGCTATTCAAAAGGGAGCTACCTTCATAGGTACCAATCCTGATTTGAACATTCCGACTGAAAGAGGTCATTTGCCAGGAGCAGGCTCACTGATTGCCCTCCTGAAAGCTGCTACCCGTGTGCAGCCGACCTTTATCGGTAAGCCTGAAGCCATTATCATGGACAAGGCTCTGGAGATTTTAGGCACAGAACGCAGCCAAACGGTTATGGTGGGAGATAACTACCTGACGGATATTCGTGCAGGGATTGACAATGGATTTCCAACTCTTTTAGTCCTGACTGGATTTACCAAGCCAGAAGAAGTAGCAGACTTACCCCTGGCTCCAACCCATGTCCTCAACAGCCTAGATGAATGGAGTTTTGATGAGAACTAAGTTACAGATTATCGGAACGATTTTATTTGTCTTGTCGGCAGCAGTTCTAGGTACAATCTACCTAGCTTGGCTAGTTTATCCGATAGAAATTTCCTACCTAGGCTTGGAAAAAGTTGTCTACATGAAGTCATCAGATATTTCCTACAATTTCAATATCCTGATGACCTATTTGACCAATCCTTTTGCAAGTGTTTTAGACATGCCCAATTTTTCATCATCAGCTGATGGTCTGAAACATTTTGCGGATGTGAAGCATTTATTCCATCTAACTCAGGGGATTTTCCTGATTAGTTTGCCTGCGGTTTTCTATTTTTGGAAAGAAGTGGTGCGAAAAGGATATGGAAAATTGTATCAAGCCGTCTTTCTATGGATGGCAGCAGTACCCTTATTCATTGCTGTACTAGGTTTGTTGATTGGTTTCGATTCTTTCTTTACTCTCTTTCATCAAGTTCTTTTTCCTGGTGACTCGACCTGGCTCTTCAACTCAAATACAGATCCGGTTATCTACATCTTACCAGCAGAATTCTTCCTGCATTGTTTTCTCCTATTCTTTGTCTTGTATGAAATCATCTGTGGAGCTTGGCTATTGCTACTAAGGAAAAAGTGGAAAAAGTCGTGATTATGTAAAAAAAGTTCTTGACAATCCTTTTGATTGCAGTTATAATAGTATGTAATTTGAAATTGAGGGGAGTGAAAAAAATGTCAAAAACAGTAGTACGCAAGAACGAATCACTTGATGATGCTCTTCGTCGTTTCAAACGTGCGGTTACTAAAGCTGGTACTCTTCAAGAAACACGCAAACGCGAATTCTACGAAAAACCATCTGTAAAACGTAAACGTAAATCAGAAGCAGCTCGCAAGCGTAAAAAATTCTAATTGAATTTGAAAACGGCCGAAAGGCTGTTTTTTGTTTACTTTTTACAACAGGTAACATATAATAGGGATATAGAATTTTTGTCCAAGTGAAAAGGAGTAAAGAGATGAGTATCTTAGTTACTGGTGGTGCAGGTTATATTGGTAGTCATACAGTTGTCGGATTGTTGAAGTTGGGGAAAGAAGTGGTTATCGTGGATAATCTTTCAAACTCAAGTATTTTGGTTTTAGATCGCATTGAAACCATCACTGGCAAGCGCCCAACTTTCTATGAGTTGGACGTGGCAGATAAGGAAGCCTTGCGCCAAGTTTTTGAAAATGAAAACATTGAGGCAGCCATTCACTTTGCCGGCTACAAGGCAGTAGGAGAATCAGTGGCTAAGCCAATTATGTACTATGAAAACAATATCATGTCAACCCTAGCTTTGGTGGAAGTCATGGCAGAATTTGGTGTTAAGAAAATTGTCTTCTCCTCAAGTGCGACTGTTTATGGCCTCAATAATCCATCGCCTTTGGTTGAAACTATGCCAACTAGCGCAACGAATCCGTACGGCTATACCAAAGTTATGTTGGAACAAATCTTGCGTGATGTGGAAGTAGCAGATAAGGAGTGGAGTATTGCATTGCTCCGTTATTTCAATCCAATCGGTGCCCATGAATCTGGCTTGATTGGGGAAGATCCGGCTGGTATTCCTAATAATTTGATGCCGTTTATTGCACAGGTAGCCGTTGGTAAACGTCCAGAACTCAGCGTTTTTGGTAATGATTATGACACAGTTGATGGAACAGGTGTTCGTGATTATATTCACGTCATTGACTTAGCACTCGGTCATATCAAGGCGCTTGAAAAAATTTCAACTACTGCAGGTGTACATACTTACAATCTTGGTTCAGGCCAAGGAACCAGTGTCTTAGAACTTGTTCAAGCTTTTGAAAAAGTGAATGGTGTACCGGTACCTTATAAAATTGTAGACCGTCGCCCTGGTGATGTGGCAACCTGTTACGCCAACGCTGATAAGGCTTTGGAAGAACTCGATTGGAAAACAGAGAAAACAATTGAGGATATGTGCCGTGACACCTGGAACTGGCAATCGAAAAATCCAAATGGATACGAAGGATAAGAAAAGATGCGGGTAGAGTACCTGCATCTTCTATTTTTATGAACAAAAAACAAGCACTAGACCTGATAATATATTATTTTTTCAACAAATCGCGGATTTCTGCAAGCAACTCTTCTTGAGTTGGACCAGCTGGCTCTTCAACCTTTTTAGGCATTGCTTTCTCAGCTGCTTTAACAACGAAGAACATTGAAGTTCCGATAATCAAGAAGTTGATAACAGCGCTCAAGAAGCTACCGTATTTAACACCGTTCCAAGAAAGATCAGCGATGTTTTGAACGTTTGCAGCTTTCAAAGCAGGGTTTAAGATCAACGGAGTGATGATGTCATCAACAAAAGAAGTGATGATAGCGCCAAACGCACCACCAATTACAACCGCTACAGCAAGGTCAACAATGTTCCCGCGGAACAAGAAATTTTTCAATTCTTTCAACATATCCTAAATATGTCCTTTCATAAATATTTTATTTTATCTATTATACCCATAAAAAAATATTTTACAAGCAATTTGTTTTAGAAATTTTACATTTTCCCGTATTTAGTATACAATAGAGTATGTTAAACTAAGGGAAGAGTGTTCACTTTTTAAATTAGCTAGTATGATATGAGGAGGGAATGTGCTTTCAAAGGATAAAATTACTGAAATAAAACAAGCTCTCAATATCGTTGATGTTATTGGTGAAACGGTTGCTTTGACTAAGGCCGGACGTAATTATGTCGGTCTTTGCCCTTTTCATGGGGAGAAAACCCCGTCTTTCAATGTGATTGAAGATAAGCAGTTCTACCATTGTTTTGGATGTGGTAAGTCCGGAGATGTATTCAAGTTTGTCGAAGAAGTTCGTGGTGTTTCTTTTGCAGATGCGGCAGCTATCTTAGCTGAGAAGGCAGGGTTTCAAGTAGATGTAACTCCTTCCTATCATCAAGAGGAGAAAAAGGTTAGTCCGCATCAGGTACTGTATGATATTCATCGGGATGCTGCAAAGTTTTATCATGCCCTTTTGATGACAACCAAAATGGGTGAGGAAGCTAGAGCTTATCTGCACCAACGTGGCTTGACAGATGATGTCATAAAAACATTCCAGCTAGGCTTAGCTCCTGCCGAACAGAATATTCTTTACCAAAAACTATCAGGTCAATATGACGAAGAAAGTCTATTGAATTCGGGTTTGTTCAATCCAAGTGAGAATAATATTATTTATGACGCCTTTCAAGCTAGGATTATTTTCCCCTTGGCGGATGAATATGGTCGAATTGTAGCTTTTTCAGGTCGGATTTGGACCGAAGAAGATCGAAACAATAAACAATTAGCTAAGTATAAAAACTCTCGTAGTACTGCGATTTTCAATAAAAGCTATGAATTGTATCATTTGGACAAGGCTAAAGCGGTTATTAAGAAGCAACGTGAAACCTATCTCATGGAAGGTTTTCTAGATGTCATTGCTGCTCATCGTGTAGGGATTGATAATGCAGTGGCTTCTATGGGAACAGCTTTGACAAGAGAGCATGTTGCACATCTAGCTAAGTTTTGTAAGAAAATTGTTCTGACTTATGATGGGGATAAGGCTGGACAGGCTGCTACCATGAAGGCGTTGGACGAACTACAAGATTTTCAGGTTGAAATTGTGAGTTTGCCAGATAATATGGACCCAGATGAATTTTTGCAGAAAAATTCGGAAGAAGCCTTGCAACAGGTTTTAACCAAATCACGAATCAGCGATGTAGAATTTTTGATTCAATACTTGAAACCTGAAAATCCTGACAATCTACAAATGCAGATTGAGTTTGTAGATAAGATTGCACCAATTATTGCCAAAGTATCATCCATTACAGCTCAAAATTCTTATATTTATAAGGTGGCGGATTTACTTTCTGACTTTGATTATAATCAGGTGGAACAGGCAGTAAATGCTGTTCGTCTGAACCAGCGCCAGGAGCGAACACAACAGGTATTTCAATCACAGACTGGTCAGTCTTATTTGCCACCAGTCCAAACGATTGCTCGTATAACGAGTCTAATTCGAACAGAAAACCATTTACTTTATCGGATGGTTGAACATCCTTATATTCTCAATGAGTTCCGTTTACGAGAAGATTTTTATTTTGCGACGCCAGAATTGCAAGCTATTTATGATATGTTAAAAAAATCTGGGGAAATTACCAGTTTTGAACTATCACAGTTGAACGATTCCGCTCAACAGGCTTGGTATCGTATGCAGGAAGAACGTTTACCTAATGAAGTATCTCCACACGAAATCGAAGAATTAGAAATTCGGCGAGACAAGGAATTGTTAAAGAAGGAGAACCAGCACTTAGCACGGAAAATCCGTGAACATTCCCATGTGGGAAATGCAGATATTGCCCTCGACGAGTTGCAAAAACTCCTCGATAAAAGAAGACAAATGGAGTAAATATGACAAATAAAAAAGATAAAAAAACAGAAGTAACTACTTTTGATGTACAAGTTGCCGAATTTATCCGTAACCATAAAAAACAAGGTTCAGCTACAGACGATGAAATCAATGACCAACTGGTTATTCCATTTACGCTTGATGCTGACGGAATCGATGATTTGCTCCAACGTATTCAGGACGCAGGGATTTCGATTGTCGATAAAGAAGGGAACCCTTCTGCTCGTGCTATGCAGGTAGAGGAGGAACCAGGATTATCTGATGAAGAATTGCTCGGAAGCACTTCTGCAAAAGTGAACGACCCAGTCCGCATGTATTTGAAAGAAATTGGTGTTGTACCTCTTTTGACCAACGAAGAAGAGCAAGAATTGGCATTGGCGGTTGAGGCAGGTGACCCAGAAGCGAAACAACGTTTGGCTGAAGCTAACTTGCGTTTGGTTGTATCCATTGCCAAACGCTATGTCGGCCGTGGTATGCAGTTCCTTGATCTTATCCAAGAAGGAAACATGGGCTTGATGAAGGCCGTTGATAAGTTTGACTATTCAAAAGGTTTCAAGTTTTCAACCTATGCAACCTGGTGGATTCGTCAGGCTATCACTCGTGCCATTGCGGACCAAGCTCGGACTATTCGGATCCCTGTTCACATGGTAGAAACCATTAACAAATTGGTCCGTGAACAACGCAATCTCTTGCAAGAATTGGGCCAAGATCCAACACCAGAACAAATTGCTGAGCGTATGGATATGACGCCTGAGAAAGTTCGTGAAATCCTCAAGATTGCCCAAGAGCCTGTTTCACTCGAGACTCCAATTGGTGAAGAAGATGATAGCCATTTGGGAGATTTCATTGAAGATGAAGTGATTGAAAATCCAGTTGATTACACAACTCGTGTCGTTCTTCGTGAACAGTTAGATGAGGTATTGGATACTCTTACTGACCGTGAGGAAAACGTATTGCGTCTTCGTTTTGGTTTAGATGATGGTAAAATGCGCACGCTTGAAGATGTTGGCAAGGTCTTTAACGTAACCCGTGAACGCATCCGCCAAATCGAAGCCAAAGCCCTCCGTAAACTCCGCCACCCATCCCGCAGCAAACCACTCAGAGATTTTATAGAGGATTAAAACACCACTGGCGTGGTGTTTTAACCCGAGCCTAGAAATAAGAAAGCGAGGTTAACCTCCGGGGGAGGTTTTCAACCGCTCGCTGAAAACAGGAAACGAGCGAAGGTACTGCGTACCTTTTTAACCGCTCGCCTTGAAATTAGAAAGGGAGCGTAACGTCCAGTGGACTTTTTGACACAAACTTGGTTTGTTTCTTTTCTAGTATTGAACTTGTGAAAAAGAAAGAGAGAAAAATGACGTACACAGAAGATCAAATTAAAGACATTCAGGAGCGTATTTTTCATGCTCTTGAAGATGTGATTGACCCTGAGCTAGGTATTGATATTATCAATTTAGGGCTAATTTATGAAATCCGATTTATTGAGGGCAAGGCTGAAATTGATATGACCTTGACGACCATGGGTTGTCCATTAGCTGATCTAATTACCGATCAAATTCATGATGTACTGAAGGATGTCCCTGAAGTAACAGAAGTAGATGTGAGACTGGTTTGGTCACCAGCTTGGACCGTTCAAAAAATGAGTCGTTATGCTCGAATTGCATTAGGAATAAAATAAAAAAAACAAAATGGTTTCGAACGTTTGAAGCCATTTTTTTATTATGGCTTCGAGCCAGTTTTTCTCGTAGAGAAAAACAAGAAAGCCACCAGCTATGCTGGTGGCTGCCAAGGCTTTGAGTTTCCATTTCTTTTTCCTGTTATAATCTAATTGTTCAGGTTAGATCAAGGAGGAAAAAGAAATGGCTAAAACCAGTTACAGTTTATCACATACTAAATGGATGTGCTCTATCACATAGTTTTCACACCTAAGTACCGTAGAAAATCCATTTACTACAAAATAAGGCAGGATTTAATTGATATTTTCCGTCATCTATGTCGATGCAAAGGCGTGGACATCACGTCATACGCATGAAAAATTTCTTCTCTCCTTTTGTCCCCGGAAATAACTGCTTTAAACTTAGTATCTACCTTTTTACAAGCACCTTATCCCCGATTTCCAAATAATTGTGGCAAATAATCCTCCAAATGGACAGAAATATAGCGTTGTTTGCGGCGGTAACTCAATTTCTCCTTAGGGAAGGTCATCATTTGTAAGAGATGAAGACAAGCCTTACGAATAGCATTTAAATTGAAAGCAGCTCGTTTATCTAAGGTTTGGTTCTTATCTTCTCGGTAAACCACATCTAACAACCAATGTAGGCTCTCAACCGACCAATGACCACGAACAACCTGAGAAAAAGTTTGCACATCGCCCTTGAAACTAAGGATAAAGTAACGGACCTCTTCGGTGATGACACCATCTTTATCAATGATATTCTTAGTCATACCAATCCCACGAAGTTTTTTCCATTTCGGATGTCGTTGGCTCAGCCATTTCACATCGTGAGAAACCCAGTAGTCCCTCACCTCAATCTGACTGCGTGCCTTTTCAATGGTCTGATAATGACAGCCTTTCTCTGTCAACGTAGATAACAATTTGGCGTCACTAAAATAGAGGTCAATATCCTCATGGAGATTGCCTTGATTTCCTTTGACTGCCAAGCAATAATCACCCTTACCGCTGATAATCACATCCGCAATGTCTGTCTAGGTGCCCATGGCATCAATCGTGACAACACTCTTACGAAGGTCTAGCTGACACAAGAGGCGAGGAATGGCTGTGATTTCATTACTTTTATCCTCAACAGCTACCTGCCCAAGGCTAATCCGATTACCACCATCATAAGCAGTGACAATATGAGTAGGAGATTGGTGTTTCCCTCGGTTCCCCCGAATCGTTTTTCCGTCAACGGCAATCAATTTTGAAAAATCAGTTGTTTCCGAACTAGCTTCGAAGGACAGTTTCAGTTCCTTTAAGAAATCTGGATTGACCATACTCACAACACGTTCCAAGGTGTCATGAGAAAGACAGCCGACACTCAAGTCAACGTATTCTCCCAAAACAGACTCGTTCATTTCTATGAAATCTTCCATCTCTTTCCACGTTTCAACCCCTGCCAATTGACAAGCGAAAACTAGAAACAGAATAGTGGATAAGGGATAACGAATTTTCCATGCTTGACGGCTGTTGTACTCCTCTTTGTGCTCTTCTATGGATAAAAGAAAATCAATTATTGTAGTTCACCTCTATTCTAGTGTACTACTTTGATTGATCTTTGGTTATGATTTTCGCTTTCTGAAAACGTTTTTTTCTTCATGCGTTTGGTGTGGTGGAAATCATTGAGGGACACATGATGCCAGACCATGTTCATATGCTTGTCTTGATATCCCCAAAACTTTCGATTTCCGATTTTATGGGATATTTGAAAAGTAAAAGTGCTCTCATGATATTTGATAAACATGCTAATTTAAAATATAAGTATGGAAATCGAAAGTTTTGGGCTAGAGGCTACTATGTGAGTATCGTTGGACTGAACGAAAAGACGGTAGCGAAATATATTCGCGAGCAGGAGAAAAATGACATCGCACTTGATAAGTTAAGTGTTAAAGAATATGAAGATTCATTTTCAGATAGTAGTTTTAGAACAAGATAAAAGCCCGTTGTTACGGGCTTTAGTCAAGTAATTATAGCACTAACCTGAACGAAGTTCAGCGAACGTCTTTAGACGTCGCTGGAGAGAAACGGCTTATAGCCGGTGTACAAGCCACCCGTTTTCACGGGTGGTTATGATTTTATCCTAACAATTGCTGCAACCATTGGCTGCCATAGATCCAAAAGAAGCTATAGGCCACAACTGAGAAAGGGCGACAAAGTAAAGTAATCATAATAAATTTCCGATAACTCATGCTCGTTAATCCAGTAATCATCACCACTATGTCAGCTGGAGAAATGGGAGAAAGCATGCAGAGAATAAAGAAAATTTCATAACTACGTTTATTATCAATTTTGCTTTCATATTTGTAAAACGTATCTTCAGACATGAAGAGGAGACAAAATTTCTTTCCATAGCGACGAGCCAACCAGAAAAGGATGATACTACCGATTGAAATTCCAAGATAATTGAGAAAGAATCCCCACCAAAAATGAAATACGAGGAAACCCACAACAGTCGTAACACCGCCTGGAATAATCGGAAATACAACTTGAATAATCTGAATAGCTAAAAAGGAGAGGCTACCTAAAGCACCTTGGCTTTTGATTAAATCGCTTAAGACATTTTGGTCGTTCAAAATGCCAATCTTATAGAGCCAAAACAGAAAAATAGCGGTCCCGATAAGGGTCAAAATACTTAATACTTGAATGGTTTTTTGCCAAAATTTATACATACTTTCATTTTACCATATTTCAAATTTTTTTTAAATTGTAAGGAAAATGTAAAATAATTTTGCTATTTATAAAAAATTCTGCTATAATAATTCCTGTATCAAATCCTACGGGGTTGTTACGGATTCGACAGGCATTATGAGGCTTGTTCTGCAACTCATCGGCAGATGTAAAAATGCCAGTTAAATATAACTGCAAAAAATACAAACACTTACGCATTAGCAGCTTAATAACCTGCCTGCGTGACCAGTCGCGAATTGCTTGTGTTTGCTGATTGGTCTTAAAATAGCAAGCTACGTTGGGATTGAGTCAGGCAGTTCCAAAAGAGATTTACTGACTCGCTTGGTCTAGGTTTGAGTTATGTATCGAGTTCAAGTTAAAGCAAGACATAACCTATGGTTGTAGACGAATAAGTTAGCAGGTGTTTGGACGTGGGTTCGACTCCCACCAGCTCCATATATGGTTTTTATAACTTGTTATAACTTGTCAAAAACGTTGTTAAATCAACGTTTTTTGTGTTTTGTGCTATCATAAATTATCACAATTTTTCATATAAGTGATACCCAAAGTGATACCCAAAACGCGATAACAACAACTTAAAAATCTAAGTATTTTGAAAATTTTTCTCCGATATTGTCCACTGCTGATTGGGTAATATGTGTGTAAACATTCATTGTGGTTTTCATATCGGAGTGCCCCAATCTGTGCTGAACTTGTTTAAGTGTCATACCTGCATCAAATATTAAACTGGCATGAGTGTGGCGAAAACCGTGGATGTTAATCTCCGATAAATCTGTGCCCTCTATGATTTCAAGTAACCATCTTCTAGGGTCGGTGGGTGACAGAATGCCCCCTGTTTCACTCTCGAACAAGAGTGTACTGGTTGGATATTGTCGTTTTAACTCATGTAGAATTTGGTCTGTCTTATCGTCCAAGCTAATCAGACGTTCGCTAGAACTGTTCTTAGTTGGTCCTATCTCTTCGCCTGCAAAACCTCTTGTGACTGCTTTATTGATTCGCAAGGTTTTAGAGTAATGGTCGTCTTTATGAAGCGCACGAAGTTCGCCTTTGCGAATACCTGTAAAAGCCAGTACTCGGAAGAGAGCTATCTTGCGAATATCACCAGTTGCCTCTACTCTTTGCATAAACTCCTTTAATTCGTGCTTGTCGTAGAAGTCTTTGGTCGTGCTGACGGTTCGTTTTAGTTTCGGGGCTGTGACACTTTCTGCTGGACTGATGGCAATGAAGCCCATGCGTACTGCGTAGCGATATATCGTTTTGACCAAGCCTAATATCTTCCTGCCGTATTTTAATTTGGAACACCAGTGTTGTGTGTGGTGTTGTAGTTCCAAGGCTGTAATTTCAGAGATGCGCCTGTGTCCGATAGTTGGTGTAATGTGGTGCTTAATGTTCCTACTTGTTTTGATATAGGTGCTTTCTGCTACCTCGGTTTCGTAGTTTTTTAGCCATTTCTCTGTCAGCTCTTGGAAGGTCATATCTCCTACAGGTCGGTCAATTTCTTCTTGCAAAGAAAGTATTGCTGCTCTGGCATCGGCCTTTGTTTTAAAGTTGGCACGCTTAACGTATTTTCGTTTCCCGTCAACTACGCCAACATATAGTACAAATTTGTAATAAGTCTTTCCGTTTTTTATGTACGGTTTAATATTCATTGTTTTTTACCTCATTTTCTGTTAAAATGGGTATAGTAAAGAGACCTACTGAAAAGCAGGTTTTTACTATACGTAATTACCCTACACTCAAGCTTTGGTCGGCGGAGAGTGTGGGGATTTTTTTGTTTTTTTGTAAAATAGCAAAAAAAGCAGCCATGAAAAACATGACTGCCGTACGGTATGGGACTAAATCCCGAATGTAAACTTTATGAGGCTTTACCTCTAATACAGTCATATTTTATACTTTTTTTTGATTTTTGTAAAGTATTTTTGTTTAAGGTAATTTCCCTGCTTCTTTGATAAGTTTTTTGTTTTGTTGTTTTACTTTGCGTTCTAACTTTTTCAAGTCTTCTGCTGGAGGGAGTTCTTCTGGTTTGATACCACGTTGTTCAAGCATGCTTCGGATAGTTGTATTATTCAAAACGTGTTCATCTGTGATGGATTTTTCGCCATGGAGGTTGTTTTCTTCAACATTGTAATTTGTCATCTCGGTCGCTAGATTTTTTGCTGCGATGGTCAGAGTTGGTAAGAAGTCAGCTAGTGGACGGTTGCTTTTGACACCAAGACGTTCTTTCATTTCCTGCGTGCTATGTCCTCCAAATAGTGCCTTGTCGCCCTTTGACCGAATACGTCCAAATCCTTTGTCGTCAACACCTCTTTCATAGATGTTTTGTGATAAGCGTTTTTCAGATTCTTTGAGTTTGCCTCGAGCTTCTGTGCGTTCAATATAGTGGAGTCGTTCCTCAATCAATTCTTGCTTTCTGGTCTGGACTGCAAAATAGGATTGAGCAAAGGCAATCTCTTCTTTGTTAGTGTCTCCGTTTATGGCAATAAGGTAACAAGCGTAACGAGTAAGCATATAGTCTTTAACGGGGCGTTCAGAACCACTGCCTAAAGGAACCATTTTCGTGACCTCACGAAAATGGTCTGACACCTTGGCGTCACTGGTTTCTACGGAGTTCATCGCTCTTTGGATAGCTTTATGAAAATTCTCCCAACGTTCGTAACCAAGTAGGGGCATAAGGTCACGGGCGTACCAGTAATCAATGAATTCATTTTCGGTTTGATTGACTATGCTATCGAATTTTTCTTTGGTTCTATAAATTTTTGATTGTTCCATGTTTCCTCCTATCCCCTATAAATATCCACCACTTCGCCAATGGTTCGGAAGTCGGTGTCTGCTGTGATTGGGATGTTGTCATAGTCTGGGTTAAGCGATTCTAAACAATCGCTTTTTAGTTTTTTGACGTAGTTTTCGCCGTCAACTTGGAAAATCCCAATTTTGTTAATGTCGACTTGGTCTTTCAATTTGATAAAGAGAAAGTCGCCGTTTTTGATTTTGGGCTCCATTGAATGCCCAACAACGATAGCAACCGTGTCGTAGTCTTTTTCGTCTGGAATATCATCTGCGTAAAAACTGACCATGGTGTCGTAGTCATCCTCTTGCCAGTAGCCTGTACCTGCGGACACTTTGCCGGGTACGGGTAGGCTGATACGCTTCCTAGCGTCGTATCCTGACCGTTTTTCTGATATGTCAATGACTTTCCCTTGTTCTTCGGCTAGAAGCGTTTCAGAGGTCGCTAGGAGCTTATTCTTGCGTGTGTCATTTAGCTTGTCATAGTTAGATAACAGAATAGTCTTACGTGGGTCGAAGTTGGGAAGAGGGATGGAAGAAGAAGGGATTGTGGATTTAAACCGTGGGTCTATATCTGATTTCTTCAATCCAAAATAATCTGCGATTTTTTGGACGTTACCTGGTCTTGGTAAAGCTGTTCCTTTTACATATTCATTAAAACTACTTCTTGGGATTTCTAATCTGTCCGCTAGATGAGATTGTTTTAAGTCATTTTCAGCAAGTAACCTTTGAAGCATACCTGAAACATGTTGCATTGCTTCTAGGTCATGCGGGGTTGCTTTTCCTCGCCCTCTAGCCATTTTTAATACCTCCGATTACTTTTCTATCTATAATAATACCGTTTTAAATCGTTTTTGTAAAATAAAAATACAAAAAAAATTCGTTTTTTTTCGTTTTTATACTTGACATCCGTTTTAAAACGGATTATAATATAATCAAGGTCAGGGAAATGACCAAATAAAAAGCCCGAAAGGGCGGAAAGGGGGGGAGTTATGACGCCAGAAGAAAAGTTTTTAGAGTTTGTTTCCGAGCATTCAGCGGATTATATCCAAGGATGGTTGGATGGCTTGAGCGGAGCAATAGAAGTGTTGCGTTCTTTACCAAAAAAAGCAGAGTCAAGCGACTCTACTTCTTAGGCAAAGTTTTAGTCAATTCGTTCAGATAATTCAACTGTTGAATACCAACCATGGCTTTCCCTAGGTCAAGTTCGCCAGTGAAAAACTTGGTAGCAAGTTCCATTTGTTGGTTTTGTTGCGTTTCTTTTAATCGAAGTTCAGTTTCTTTCTCAAGTCGTTTAATTTCATTTGCTGATTGTAATTCGACTTCTTTAATTTTAGAATCCATTTGCTTTTTTGTTACAAAATATGTAGCAAGAGCTGGAACGCATGCAGTTAAGAACGATGTGGTAATTTGATTCCAATCCATAACTGTCCTCCTTTCTATCAAAATTTCATGAATAAAAGATGTTGGGTTATTCATGTAACGATTATACCAAAAGGTTACTGAAAAATCAATATGTAGTTGTGGATAACTTTATTTGGCACTATATATAGTATCGCGAGGGCATTATGTGGGAAAAAATTGAAAAACTGTTAAAAGAAAAAAGTATGACTAAAAATAAGCTTGCTACGCTTGCAGGTATCAATAAAAATAGCCTAATTGATCTAAAAATGGGTAGAAAGAAATCCTTGAAGTTTGAGGATGTTGTTAAAATCGCTGATGCTTTGGATGTCAGCCTAGATGAATTCAGAAAGGAGGAAGGATATGGATGAACGAAAAACAAAATTTATTGAAGTATTAACAATGATGCACGCAAAAATTGGTCAAGATTTTGTTAATGAAAAAGACCCCATTGCAAGATGTGAGCTTGCAAAAGGGTACTTAAAAATCGGAGATTACTTATCAAAATATTGATTCTCCTCTACCTAAAGCTTCAGCTAGAGCTTTAGAATTGTCCGCTCTCTTCTTGTTTTCGGCATCAATAAAAGGTTGGTTATGAGCCTGGATAGCCTCAAGCGAATCTTCGTACAGTTTGATTTTTTCTTCAATAGATAATTCCGGACTTGATGACGAAACAATAGCTAGAGCGAGTTCATTAACATTAGAAATAATCATAAAAATCACCTCCTTTCTGACAATATTATATCAGATTGTTAGAGGTGTAATAAACGATTTTAGAAAGGGGTGAGGGGTATTGAAATGGTCCTTAAAAGCATTGCGTGTTAATGCAGGTCTTACTGCGAAAGAGGTAGCAGATATGATTGGCATCCACCAGCAAACGCTTTTGAAATACGAAAGAGATAGCATGGACATTAGGGTTGATTTACTTGCTCAATTGGCTGAATTGTACCGTGTTAATCAAGATGATATTTTTTTGGGAAAACAATCCGTTTTAAAACGTATATTCGAACAAAATCAACCGAACTAGGAAGGAGGGAGGACAAAATGAGACCAAAACGGTATCCGTATAGACAAAAAGAGCCTACCAAGTTGATGGTAGACCCTGAGTTGAAAACAAGACTTCTTTGTGATTCTAGTCTTGTAGAGCGTTTACTAGCTGAGCCAGTAATGCGACTGTGGTGTCAACGCTGAACTTGTGTCCAGCAATGACGCTGTTTAGAATAGCTTGTTTGACTTCGATGTCGATTGGGGAATCTTTCAGAACATCATTCAAGCTATTTTCGATATGAGGGATGCTGTCTTTGAATGTTTCTTTAGCAATTCTTGAAGCGTCCTCAATGGTTAATTTTGCCATAGCATTCTCCTTTCTGTGTTGATATATCAATTATATCACGGAGAGGAGTACAGCTCTGCTATTTACGGAAAGGAGGAGGACATGTCAAAACAAAGATACGGTCGCCCAAGTACAGGGCAGAAAGGGAATAACCGTCCCACAGTGGTCATTAGTCGTGAGAACTACGACGAGGTAGACAACTTATCAATTGGTACAGGAATGAGCCGTAGTGCTATTATTGATTATTTTATCAGCGAGGGCTTGAAACGTGCTCGTATTGAAGAAGTTGTCATCAAGACTAAGCGTCTAGTTCTTGAGGACTAGAAAGGAGAAATAAGATGGAAGAAAAACAAACATTTGCTACAGCGGTGAATGAATACGCTAAAGAAGTATTTGAAAAAGCGGATAAAAAAGACCCTGCGTCTGTTGCAGCAGTCGCAGAGTTAATTAAAGCAATGAAAGGGATTTTTTATTAGTAAACCCATTCAGTTGGAATATATGGTCTTACAGTAATGACTTGATCTAAGTTGAGCAGAAAACTTGTTTTATCTTTTCGTTCAACGACTTCAATCAAATTGTCATAACCTTTGTGTTCGTTAGCAACTTCTATCACAATTACTGTCTGACCGTCACTCAATGTTAGTGCTAAAATTTGTTTTTGTTCTAGCATATCAACAATGTATTTTTTCATAATATTACCTCCTTTCTGTGTTTATTATAGCACGGAAAGAGAGCAACCAAACTAGAAAGGAGAAAGGGATGGAACTAGGCAAACGAATAAAGGTTATCAGAGTAAGCCTAGGCGAAACGATGGAACAATTCGGACAACGTTTCAACACTTCCAAAGGTACGGTAAATAATTGGGAAAAAGGCAGAAACGCACCCAATAAGGCTAATTTGAAAAAGATTGCTGATTTATCAGACAACCCAAGGGAGTTTGTAACGTTGTATCTTACACGAATATAAAAACACAAAAAAGCCCCTTGACGAAGTCAGGAGCTTACCAAAAAAATCACTTAAATTATAACACACGAAAGCGAGGTTTGACAAGATGGATGCTATGTTGGAAGCGTTCGAAGTCTTGAAGCAAGAAATTGTCCAAGAAGTCTTGAGCGAGGTTCGGAAAGAGCTTGCTATCGAGAGAAAACCCTCTCAGATGTCCGATAAAGCCATTGGTGTGAAGGAAGCTTGTGAAATCATGGGAATGAGCCGTAATCCGTTTATGGCAATTGTGAAGGCTGGGAAAATCCCTTATCACATGGCTGGAACTCATTTCCGTTTTGACCAAAGAGATATTGAATATTACAAAGCAAAGATGAAAGTAAAGAAAAAAGTGAAGGGATTGAGTGCATGACAGAAGCAATATTTACATTAGGAATTTTCGCTCTGCCGATTTTGACGGCAGCAGTAGTAGAACAGCGGAAGGCTGAGAAAAAGCGGATGTGTGAAGAATTTGAAGAAATTCGGCGCAGAGACTACCTGTACGGCTTTAAAGCAGGTATGGGGTATCAGAGTACCTGCGACGTTGAAAAAGCTCGTAACGGGCTAAAGAGAGACGCTCAGCAAGTGGATAAGGAGATTGCACGGTATGCAGAAATGGTTGGCTAATTTTTTAAAACAAGAAAAACCTGCTATTCCACGTCCGCTTTACACACTAGAACAGGAAAATCAAATATTGCATGACATGGTCCGCGAAATCGCTGAACAACGGAACGAATACCGTATCGAAAATCAGCGATTAAGGGATGAGAATGCTATGTTGAAACGTGAGTCGGAGAGCGCAACATGACGAAAGAATCGAAAATAGAACTCTTGCTGAAATCATTTGAGAATTATCGAAAGACAAGAGATATAGAACACTTGAATGACGTAGAAAGGATTTTAGAATATGACGGAATTGACGACGATTGAAGCGAATGTACTGAACATTATCTTGCCGTATCGCTTTGATAAACCTATCAAGTTTGGAAAAGTGCAGGAACGAACAAAGTTAGGCAGACGGACTTTACAGAATGTACTGGAAACTTTGAAGAAGAAAGGGCATCCAGTAGGTAGTCATAAGACAGCTCCATTCGGTCTGTATATGGCTAAGACCAGAGAAGAATTAGAAATCGGTATGCGTGCCAATGTGAAACAAGCAGAGACAACGCTTGAAATTGCACGGGTACAACGTGGGATAGACTTGGAAGAGTATTGGAAAAATGTTAGTTAATCCGCAATCGTGTTAGATTGCAGTGTCCTTTGACAATTGAATATGGGTGCGTTGGGAAAGTTTTTCCAAAAAAAAATAAAAAATGTTTAAACAAAACTATTGACATTTGTTTAAACATAAGTTATAATTAAATCATGGTTAAGGAATAACCAAATCCAACGGAAAGGACTTACCAAGAATGGCTAAACGCAAAAGAAAAAAGGGATTTGAGCTAAAAGAGATTACCTTGACAATCAATCTCTACTTTGTTCAAATCACCTTCAAACTTCTTTAGAGATAGCGGAGCGGAAGCTCCCTATCCGTTTAGTTATATTCTAGCAGAAGTAAGGATAAAATGCAATGGATAACAAAGTGCTTTATCATAAAAAGTTCGGTAAGGTAGAGATGACGATTTCTAAGACCACTTGGAAAGAAAAAGTCAGCTTTCTTGTCGGAGCTATCTTACTAGGGCTGACAATTTGGTATTTTACTAAGTAACAGATGTCAGCAAAAATGGGGCGACCTACTACAAATCCTCGTGATAAATATATCGGTATCAGAGCTTCATCGAATGAAGTTGAAATGCTTGATTTTTGTACAAAAGAAACAGGAAAAAGCAAAACTGACATACTTATGATGGGGCTTGAAAAAGTCTATAAGGATTTAAAAGGTTAAAAAAAGCCCGAAGCTCTCCACGACCAAATTTTGAGCTTCAGGCAACCTACGCACCCATATTCATACGAAAATAGGCACGTTTTGATTATATCATAGCGTACCTGTTTTCAGCAACCCTAAAAACAACAGGTACGCTTTTTGTGTACCTTGAAATCGAAAGGACACATCATGGAAGAACTAACATTAACAATCGAGCAAACATTGACATTGATTGCTATTTTGACACCTCTAAACCTCTATCTATGGTTTGGTGTTGGTTTAGGCACTTTTCAAGCCCATAGCAAGCCAAAAAATGTTTCCAAGGGTCAATATACCAGACCTATTGAAAACGAGCACTACGGGGCTTATATACAACTTGCAGGCAAACGCTATAACTAGGAGGTAATAAGATGGCAAAAACATACACATTAACCGAAGAAGAATTAGAAGCGCTTATCAAGGAACGCATGGAACATAAGCCAATCACACCGCAAGGATTGTTCAGCCCTGTAGCTTTTGAGGGTAGCGAGTTGCTAGAAATCAACCAGAAATATCCTGAAGTCGTAGCAAGGCTGAGCCAGAATTGGCGAGTGAAGTCTGTCAACCCTGTTGGCTTTATCTACACCAACAAGCCACGGCATAACGAAGTGATAGATGAAACCAGCTACCACACGCTAACATTTGGACAGATTCACAATTCTGTTCGCTCCCTGGTCTTGAATGTTTTCGGCAAATCCAATAACCGAGACTTGACCGAAGAGGAATACGAAATGGCGCAGGAGCTATATGCAGAGCTGAAAGAGTGGTATATCCGTGCTTATGATAAACGATTAGAGATATTGGAGAAATAGAAATGGAAAATTCGCAAAAGAAATATAACAAAAAACGACCAGGAGTTAGACTGCCGAAAGAAACGCATGAGAAGTTTGTTGAGTTTTGCATGGAAAACGACCTTGTAATGAGTACAACTCTAGGCAGATTTATAGAGTTCTGTTTGCAAAATGCAGAATTTAAGGAAGTGCAGACACCTGTCGAGAAACTATTTATTGGAGATTGTGAGGTATAGATGGCTCAGAGAAGGATGTTTAGTAAAGAAATCACTACTAGTGACCATTTTGTTGACATGCCACAATCAACTCAATTACTGTACTTTCATCTTGGTATGGAGGCAGATGATGAAGGTTTTATCGGAAATGCACGGATGCTGAGCAGGGCATATGGGGCGAATTCTGATGACTTGAAATTGCTGCAAGCAAAAGGATTTATCATCATCTTCGAAAGTGGAGTGACTGTTGTCAAAGATTGGAATTTGAACAATCAAATCCGAAAAGACAGACTGAAACCAACAATTTATCAAGCTGAAAAGAGCCTCTTAACCCTTGATAATGCTGGGGTTTACCAATTTGACAACCAAATGACAACCAAACCGCAACCAAATGACAACCAAATGCCAACCAAATGTCCGCATAGGTTAGGTAAGGATAGTATAGGTAAGGATAGTATAGGTGAGCAGCAGCTAGGGGCTGGTGCAGGAAAAAATATTATTTTTGAAAAGCTAAAAGATGCATTTGGAGAAATGTCTATTAACGGGACGATAGTTAGGGAAGTAGAAGATTTGCTATCAAAACATGGTCAAGAGTTGCTGATACACGCTTTAGATGAAACTATTCTAAATGGTGGCAGGTCTATTAGATATACTCGCTCCATTTTGGAACGGTGGCATGGTCAAGAGCTAAAGACCGTCGAACAAGTAAAACAATCAAATACTGGTAAGCAAAAATCAAACGATTGGGTACCAGACCCAAACTATCCACCGCCCTATTAGAAAGAGGTGTAAATGAAGATTGGAGAAGTCCATGATGTGATAGACGAGATGTGTTTGAAACACCAGGTATACCTATGGCGGACGAAGAACAAGGTCATGGTCAAGAATGAAACAGTGCCACGCTACATCACTTGTTGCCCTGAGTGCACCAGAGAGAAGATGAACGAGCAACAGTTGAGAGAAGTGGGTCAAGCTTTGGAGGTTGAGATGTGGGCTAGCTCGTATGATGTATTCGCTAAGAAGAGCATGATACCGAAAGAGTTGAAAGATGCATCTTACAAGACCTACACGATTACTAACAGAATCGAGGAAGAAGCGAAACAATTCGCTTTGAGGCTGAACGAGTTTTACTTCAAACACCAAGGTAAAGGGAACGCTATTATCCAAGGAAAGCCTGGTATCGGCAAGAGTCATTTGTCTATCAGTATTGCTAGAAAGCTGAATATGGACTGGCGGTCAATCTCTGAACCGAAGAGCGTGCTGTTTATCTCGGTGCCGAAAATGTTTCAACGTATTCAGGAGGGATTCGGCTACAAAGATGGGACTAGTGCCCAACAGATGATTGACATGCTTACAAAAGTCGACTATCTCTTTCTGGATGACCTTGGTAAGGAATCGACATTTGGCAGACAGGCCAAGGAAGCGAATGACTGGAAGCAGAATATCCTCTATCAGATTTTGGATGAACGCGATACAACCATCATCAACACCAATCTGACAGGGAAACAGATGCAGAAGGCGTATGACCGCTCACTTGTTAGCCGAATTATGAAAGGTGCGATGAACAATATCTTTAAGTATCCAGATAATGCGCAAAGCAGACGAGAATTACCATTTTAGGAGGGACAATGCAAGAAAAATTAAAAATGATTGCTGACCACGAAGAAAAGTACGGTCAGATAGGCGATGAGGTCAGAGGGTTGTTATTACAACAGAAACACCATATCATCCAGAAAAAGCTAGATGAGTGGGCTGGTTGGTCCGAAATTGGCGGAAAGGTGGAGTTTTGATGTTTGATTATGATACATGGTTAAGCACACCGCCAGAACCGCCAGTTGATATCTGGGAGGTGGAGGAAGATGAAGACAGCGCCTATGACGAATGGAAAGACAATGTAGCTATGGGCTATGAGTATTAGAAACGAAAAGGAAAATTATGACAACAAATCAAGTAGTAACACACAAAAACTTTTTTAATGCCCCAAACGTCCAAAAATCATTTGATGACGTTTGGAAAGGTGCAGGGGTGCAATTCGCAACAAGTATCTTGTCTGTTATCCAAGGTAATGCATCGCTAAAATCTGCATCAAACGAATCGATCATGACATCAGCTATGAAAGCGGCGGTGTTAAACTTGCCGATTGAACCAAGCCTAGGTCGTGCCTATCTAGTTCCGTATAAAGGGCAGGTACAATTCCAGTTGGGGTATAAAGGTTTGATTGAATTGGCGCAACGCAGTGGCAAATACAAGAGTATCAATGCAGGACCGGTTTACAAGAGCCAGTTTGTATCTTATGACCCATTGTTTGAAGAACTGACCCTTGATTTTACTCAACCACAAGATGAGGTTATCGGGTATTTTGCGAGCTTCAGCTTACTAAATGGTTTTAGAAAGTTGACCTATTGGACAAAAGCAGAAGTTGAAGCGCACGGCAAGAAGTTTTCTAAAACTTTTGGGAACGGTCCTTGGAAAACAGATTTTGATGCAATGGCACGCAAGACGGTGTTGAAGCATATCTTGAGCATCTATGGCCCTTTGTCAGTGGAAATGCAGACAGGAATGCAGAGTGATGAAAGTGAGAATAACAACACGTCAAGAGATATTAAGAATGCCGAGCCAGTTCAATCAGCCGGGCAGGATATCCTGGATAAGATGACCGGCAAGATTGTTGCTGAAGAACCTGCAAAAGATGTAACCATTTCCGAAGTGGAAGCTGTTGAAGAAGTAGGAGTGGATATTTCCAAAATGGAAACAACCGAGCAGGTCATTGATGCCGAAACCGGCGAAATCTTAGATGAGGAGGAGCCGTTCTAATGTCTGAAGAACTATCTCTATTTGACAATCTGGAAAGTATGGCACCAGTTCCGACAGCGACAGTATTAGATTTTGACTTTGAATTCACACCAGCCCAAATCACTATCGTGGGCAAGGATTTGTTGGAGCAGGCACTTACTGGATACGTTGAAAAATACAAGAATTACACCGTCACGGCAGAAACATTTGAAGACGATGCCAAGGTCCGAGCTGAGTTAAACAACCTGCAGAAGAAGGTCAAGTCAGCTGTTAAAGAGAAACTGGCAGATTACAACAAGCCCATCGACGAAGTCAAGGCTTGGGCGGACGGCTTGTTGGAACCTATCGCCGAAATAGGCAAGTCGATTGACGAAGGTGTGAAGGCATTTGAAGAGCAGGAACGACTTAAACGCGCCAAAACCATTGAGGAACTATTCCATAAAGCTATTGCAAGCACAGGAAAAGACATTGACATCCGTTTGTTCAGCAAGTATTTTGATGAGTTTTCTAAGAAGACATGCTTCATGGCTGACAATGTTCGCCCAAATAAAGCCACAGTCAATATGGTTGCCAGCTTGGTAGAGGAAGAAGCGGCCAAAAAGGAAGAATATGAGTCAGCACTAATCAAAATTACCGAAGCAGCTGCCAAAGCAGACTTTGGTCCGGCTCCTTACGTACGTAATTTTGAACAAGGAGCAAGCCTAGCTGACATCTTACAGGCAATCGCTGATGACAAGGCTCTGGCAGATAGAACCCGTGAGGAGGTTAGGCGCAAGCAACAACTGGCAAAACGGATTGAAGAGATGACTGCTATCGCAGAAAGCAAGGGACTAGATCCGAAAAAGTATGCTGATATGCTCGAATCAGGGACATCTGCACTTACAGTACATGAGGAGCTTGTTAATGACGCAAGAAAATGGCAAGAAGAGCAGGACCGAATGGAGCAGGAATTTCTAGCTCAACATGGAGCTGTTTGCGGAAATGCTCAAAATCGCCCGAATTCTGACGAAATTCAACGAGAAAATGTATCAGAGGGTAAATATACCTCCGAACAGAAAAACGCGTCAGAGGACAAAATAAAGCTGAATAAGAAGGTGGTCAAATGGCAAGGTGATTTCAGGATTACTTTCCCAGATGGAGAGACTGCTAAGTTATTCGGCGGTAAGGGTGGTTTGTATGAACAGCATGGGATAGTTGTCGAGAAATTAGGGGAATGGACAAAAATCAATGACTAAACTAACTGAAGAAAATTACTACCAAGACCGTCAATGGTTGTCTAATTCTCGCTTTAAGGCTTATATGGACTGCGAAGCGAAAGCTAAAGCCATTGATGACAAGGAGTGGACGGACAAGTGTGATGATACGGCTTTGCTTGTCGGAAATTACGTTCATACCTACTTTGAATCCGAGGAAGCTCACGCCAATTTTGTTGACGCCAACAAAACTAGGATGATTTCGAGCCGTGGGGCGACTAAGGGCGAACTGAAGAAAGAGTTCCAAGTTGCTCAGAACATGATAGAAGCTCTGAAAGATGACAAAGATTTCTTGCCTCTCTATCACGGCAACCCAGGCGACGATGTCCGCAAGGAGATGATTTTAGAAGGCGAAATTTTCGGTATCAAGGTCAAGGGTAAGGTGGATAGTATCAACTTGACTGAAGGCTATTTTGTAGACCTGAAAACTATGAAGACTATCCGTGGTCTTGAATGGTCTGACGTGGAACGAAAGAAAATGCCTGGAGCTGCTGCTAACATTTTAGGTTTTCGCTACGATGTCCAGCTGGGGCTGTATCAGGAATTGTTGCGACAAATGGGCTATCCAAATTTCGTTCCGTTCGTTGTAGCTGTCAGTAAAGAAGATGTGCCTGATAAAATGCTTGTCGATTTACCGCAATATCGCTTGGATGAAGGTCTGCAATTCTTCGAAAATAACGTCGAACGTGTTGCGGGTATTATTGCAGGCGAAATCAAACCGAAAGGTTGCGGAAATTGTGACTACTGCCGCAGTAAGCGAACCCTGGACCGTGTCATCAATTTAGATGATTTGATTGCAGGGATATTTTAGAAAGGCGCTTTAAATGACAAATTTTGACGAAAAAATGAAGCAGTTGAAGGAAGAATCTATAGCTGAATTTTCTCTGGTAGCTGGAACAATCGAAGAAGCTAGAGAGCTGTTCGAATTGGCCAAAAACAACGGCATCAAATGGTTCAGCGGAGAACCAATTGAACATATGTCTGAATATATTTATAAAAAAATGCAAACATACCCAGAAAAAAGATTTGTCCTAAATTTCCGAAATGGTTTCAACCTGAAGAAACAATTGACAATCTTTTGTACCTGGGAACACAGATAACGTGCCGTGAACCACGAAAAAAGCGAACTAGAAAGCGTGTCAATTGGAAACAATCAGTTGACAGTTGGACGATAGCGACTGCCCGTATTTAGCCAAACTCACACAATGGCAGTCGCTGGATTTTGGAAAAATGAAAAAAACAGCAATTTTAAAAACACCTTTTACATTAGAGACGAACAAGGAAAAGCAAAGTCTCAAAATTGTTGGTGACACTCACTGGAAAATAAGTGCAGAATTTGTGAAGCAAGAACACCAACTTTCATTGGACGAGAACGGAGATATGTTCGAACCGGAATATAGACTAGTCTTAGAAGCTGAATTTCCCGATAAACTTATTCTCGATGGTGCTTATACAGCAAAAGAGATTAGCAAGGACATTAAAGAAATCCAAACCTTGTTTGAGTTCATCGAAGAAAATAAAAAGAATTTGTTTGATGAATTGGGATTCCACGGGGTCATACTATGAAGTTGATTATACCTATTGAACCCAAACCGCAGAGCCGTCCAAGAGCTGGAAGACGAGGTAAACACGCAACTGTCTATGAAGACGGAAAGATGGTTGCGTGGCGGAAAAAATGCACTGAGTTTGTTAGACAGAATTACGATGGTCCATATTTTGATGGGGCAATCAAGGTAGATATGACATTCTACATACCTGCTCCGAAGTCTATGTCGGAACCGCCTAAACCACGGTCTAAGGCCAAGAAAGTACAACAGTATGATGATTTCATCAATGAGCGGATTTACGTAGATAAAAAACCAGATTTAGATAATCTGGAAAAAGCGGTTTATGACAGCATCAGCAAGGCTGGCAATGTTTGGACGGATGATAACATAATTGTCGAGCATACAACGAGAAAGGTGTACAGTCCTAGACCAAGGATTGAAATTGAAGTGGGGGGAGTTTTATGACACAAATGATTTATGCTTGTACTTGTCCTGAATGTGAGGGACAAGAAGAACAATTTAACAACGTAACCAAACCAAAACATTACCAAGGTAAGTATGGTATGGAAGCTTTGGATGTGGTCAAGAATTTTATCGGCAATCTAGCCGGCGAATCTGCTTACTACTGGGGCAATGTCATCAAGTATCTGTTGCGATTTCAGCAGAAGAACGGTGTCGAGGACTTGAAGAAAGCTAGACAACATTTGGATTGGTTGATTGAGGAGATGGAGGAAAGTAATGAAAATAATAAGTGATATGAAAAGACTATTTTGTAAACATTCTTGGAAGGAATTACCGCGCTTTATCGCGTTGAATACTGGGAAAATTTCTCCTAAACGTCAATGCCTAAAATGTGGGAAAGCGGAGGAAACGGATGAATAAAACAATTGAAAACGTAAAGATAACCAAAACTTTCTTGGGCAGAGAAGACCATGGAATTTTAACTTGTTATCTGACTGTTGAGGGAGATGGATTTGGGGTATCTATTGGAGGATACTGCCTAGATAAATACGACGAAAACAAGCGGAAGCGTGTAGCTTATCATAAGAGCTTTGAGCTGATTGACCGTATCTTGGAAGTTGTCGGTGTGTCAACTTGGGAAGAACTGCAAGGTAAGTATATACGTGTTAAGAGTAACGGTTTTGGAGGTAGAGTAACGAAGATTGGAAATCTTATTAAAGATGATTGGTTGGACTTTGATACCTTTTTCAAGGAGGAAACAGATGAATAAACAGGAAGCGATAGAGATTATTGAGCAATCAAAAATAAAAATAGCTAACAGAGGGAGGGTAATATTTAAAGCAGGCGAAATTATAGTAGAAAATGTACAGGTCGATTATGTACCACTTGAAGTTGTTGTGAACACGATTGACCAAATCCATGAACCACAGAAGGTTGTGGTGCCGAAGTTTATCGCTGATAGTATCGAATATTGCAAAAATGAAGAAGGGTATGGATTGCTCCGTGCAATGGATTACTGCGATGAATACAATGATACTGGCGAATGGTTAGAGCACAACCAAGAGACTTTCGCCCTAGCGTGGCTTTTCGGCTATGAGATTGAGCAGGAGAAACTGTATACGGTGGAGTTGTTTAATGGGCAACCACTTGTAGAAGAAAAGAATATTTTGTATTTCAGTTCGGACTTGGCCGCTTCAAATGCCCATGTGGGTAAAGACAAGCTTGAAGCAGCTGGCTTTGGTTGGGTGTTTGATTGCAACGGTGTGAAGGTCGTGGAGGTAAAAAATGATTAAGAAATATCATCGAGTTAAATGCGAACTACATGGATGGCTAAATTGCCATTATGATTATGACCAAGATAAATATTCGACTGCCGAAGCTATTAGCGATTTTATTTATTCGATAATTGATGATTTTAAAGTAAAAGCAAAAGATGTCACGGTTGAAACAGTTGAACGGTCGGAGGTGGAGTGATGAAACAATTATTAAGGTCTGCTGGATTTATACTGATATTTTATTCGGTTGCCCCTAACATCATCCACGAGATGACGTTTGCTCAGAAGATAATGTTTGGATTAGGCGCTAGTTGGCTATTTTACGAAGGAGGTAGAAAATGATACCGAGATGTAGAGCTTGGTTTGGTTCAGAAATGTATGACAAGCCAGTAGTTTATGATGGAGAATTCTATCTTGATTGGCGTGACTTCGAAAACGGCAAAACGTGCAATGGTGCAGTCCTCATGCAATCCACAGGGCTGTTTGATGTCAACGGCAAGGAGATTTTTGAGGGGGATGTCTTTACGTGTCTAGACGATGATAATAATCCTATATATGAAAATATAGTTGTAAAATTTGGGCAACATACAAATATGGACACTGTTTTCGAAAGAGAACCTGTTTACATCGGCTTTTATGCCGAAGTGCAAAAAGGAACTGCAGCGCTTGATGTAGATATTATGTACAATGACTGCGAGGGTCGTCTTACAATCATCGGCAACATCTATGAAAATCCTGAATTGGTGGAGGAGGTACTAAATGACTAACGAAAAACTAGGTGTGCTACTGGTCGATGTGCCAGAGCTGATGTATTTTGACTATAATTACATAATGGACGTAGAGGAAGACGGCAAAATTAAATTTACTGTCAATGAAACGGACATTTTAGAGGAAGTGGTAAAAGTGGCTTGGAAATGCACCCAAGAAGAAGCGCAGAAATACCCACAGTTAAAGTGGGTAGCGTTGGAGGAGTTGGAATGATTCTTAAAGTAAAAGTCGTATCAGCTATACGGCCATTTGAACGAGCATCCTTTCAAAATATAGTGGCTCAAGAGTACGCTTTCGGGGTGCTCCCATCAAAACTCCATAGCGTTGTTAACTATTCTGAGTTTTGTGTCAAAATAGGTCAATGGGTATATATTGATGACTATCTTAAAAGGGTAGTTGGAGTTGAGGAGGACCTATGACCACAGCAGATAAAATCAAATACATCCTACAAAAGACAGGATGGACGAGGAAATAATTTGCGACCGAGATGGACGTGACGACTCTATCTGTCTACAAATGGCTAGGCGGACGACCACCGCGACAACGCATGTTGGATAAAATAGACGAGCTGTACGAGCAAGTCAAGCCTTATGAGCCTAGGGCGCTAGCTCCGAGAGGGAAAATTCGACTGGTGTACCCGTATTATAGCCATCAGCGACAGCCGTGGGAAAAATAAAAAAGCCAAGGCACTCTCTGCCCTGGCTGTGGTAAATAACTCACATACATTATACCACAAAAAGGAGACAGAGAGTGAACAAGGCTAAGGCTATATTAAAAGATTTGAGAAATTTAGATTTGTACATTGCTAGCTTGATTAGACGTCGTGAAAAAATCGAAGCCTCCTTACTATCTAGTCCAAAGTGGACAGCGGATAAAGTTTCGGGCGGAGCGAAAAAGAAGCAGGATGATGTCTATGTTGAATTGATGGCAACCGCTGATGATATAGAAAAGAAAACTGCTGAAGCCATTAAGAAACAACGTGAACTACAAAATATAATAGACAATTTAAATGATGACACCAGCAAAACAATTCTAAGCCTGGTTTACATTGACAAGATGTCTATGTATGATGTGATGGACGAAATGAGAATTAGTGACAGGACTTATTACAGATTGCTAAGGATTGCCAGGAAAGAATTGGAGCAAGTTTGGCAGTAAATGGCAGTTTTTGGCAGTAATTGTCAGTGCATGGCAGTTTTAATCTGCTAGAATGGTAGTATCAAGAAATAAGGGTAAGGCAGTAAGCCTTCCCTGACATGGAGAGTTGGCAGAGTTGGTCGAATGCGCCCGTTTGCTAGACGGGTGGCCGCCTACGTGCGGTCCGTGGGTTCGAATCCCACACTCTCCTTTGAGTGTTTGTGTCCCAGAATGGGGTAAGTCGTTGGACGAGAATTCATATATCACTCATTAACTTTGAAATGGTTGCGGATGCGACTAGGCCCTGCATGATTGCACAGCTACTTATATCCTAGGTAAGTTATAAGCTGGGTGGTTTGATTCCGCTAGGGGTCTTTCTCCTATATTTTTCCCACACAATCGTGTGGCTTTTTTAATTTTGAGTGGAGGTGATAGAAAATCGCGAAGAGAAGAGAAATGGTTGATGAATTTGGTCTGAATAGTCGTGAGCGCAATTTTGCAGATGAGTACATCGCTAATGGTAATAATGCAACGCAGGCTTATTTAAAAATATATCCAACCTCTGGAGAAGCTAATGCTGCTAACAAAGGCAGTGCATGGGTTAGAAAAGGTGAGATTTTGAACTATATCAAAATCAAAACCAAAGAAAGACTTGATGCTTCAGGGCTGAAATCAAGCGATATTATCGATCGTCTTATTGATATCGCTTTTGGGCGTCCAATTATCGGATATAGCAAGCAGACAGATAAATTGACTGGCGAGGTCATTAAGCACATTGAATATGAGAGCACTGCTCCTATTGATGAGCAGATTAAAGCGCTTGAATTGCTAGGTAAGTATCTCAAATTATTTACTGACAAAGTCGAAGCTGAGGTAAACGGAACGGTGGTGTTTGCTAATGAAGCAGACATCCCAGATTAACGTTGATTTGCCAAAGATTGTCGGTAAGGGTTATGGTCAGTTTTGGCGGTCTAGGAATTTTTACAGAGTCGTCAAAGGCAGCCGCGGGAGTAAAAAGTCGAAAACAACCGCTTTGAACTTCGTAGTCAATCTGCTGAAGTGCCCATGGGCTAATCTACTTGTCGTGCGTCGCTACTCGAATACCAATAAGCAATCAACTTATACGGATTTTAAATGGGCCTGTAACCAGCTTAAAGTTAGTCATAAGTTTAAGTTTAACGAGAGTCTGCCAGAGATAACAGTTAAGGCTACAGGTCAGAAAATCCTCTTTCGAGGTTTGGACGATGAGTTGAAGATTACATCTATCACGGTTGATGTAGGCTCTCTTTGCTGGGCTTGGTTTGAAGAAGCCTACCAGATTGAGACTGAAGATAAATTCTCGACGGTCGTTGAATCAATCCGTGGTAGCTTACAAGATACTTCGGCATTTGCTTTCAATCGACTAGACGGTACATATGGAAACGTGCCGTTTTACAAACAAATCACGGTCACGTTTAACCCGTGGAACGAACGTCATTGGCTTAAAAAGGTATTTTTTGATGAAGATACCAAACGGTCAGATACTCTGGCTTTGACAACTACTTTTAGATGCAATGAATGGCTAGATGAGGTTGATATTAAGCGATATGAGGACCTTTATATCACTAATCCACGGCGGGCTCGCATTGTCTGTGATGGTGAGTGGGGAGTTGCCGAAGGTTTAGTATATGAAAATGTCCAGGTTGCCGATTTTGACAAAGAGTCGTTATTGCAATCTGGGAATTACAAGCTGTGCGTCGGACTTGACTTTGGTTTCACGCACGACCCGACCGCTCTTGTAGCTTACCTCGTAGATGATAAAAATAAAAACATCTATGTCTTTGATGAGCATTATCAAGTCGGTTTATTTACTAAGGATATTGCAGAGATGATAAAGAACAAAGGATATGCCAGTAGTCAGATTGTCGCAGATTGTGCGGAAGCTCGACTTATCGAAGAATTGAAATCGGAGCATGGAATCCGCAGGATTAAGGCAAGTCGCAAAGGTAAGGATAGTGTTATGGCTGGTGTGTCCAAATTGCAAGGATACAAGATAGTAGTACATCCGTCTTGTACACATATCATGGACGAATTCTACTCATATTGCTACCAGCAAGACAAGGAAGGCAAGTGGTTGAATAAACCAGAGGATAAGAATAACCACCTTATGGACGCACTGCGATATGGTCTGCAATGTGCAGAGCGCAAAGAATGGCTCTATTAGAAAGGGAAGTATGTTAGATGTGAAAGATATATCCCAAGTTGAACGAGGGATAAAAAAGTTAATCGACAATGACCTCACTGACCAAAGCAAAGAGAAGATGCGGACAGCTTTGGATTACTACAGAGGTAAGCATGATATTTTGGATTATAGACTGTACTATATTGATGATATTGGTCAACCAAAAGAAGAAAAATACAGAAGTAATACAAAAATAGCTCATGGTTTTTTCACGGAGCTAGTTGACCAGAAAGTCCAGTATTTATTGTCAAATCCTATCGAGATTCAGACGGAACAACAAGAGCTACAGGAATACTTAGCTGAATATGTCAATGAAGAATTTCAGCTAGTCTTGCAGGAATTAGTAGAAGGGGCTAGTCAAAAGGCTGTTGAGTATGTTTTTTGGCGAATAGATAAAGATGGGCGTTTGGTTTTTGAGGTAGCTGATGCCTTGAAAGTGATTCCTATCTACAATCACGACAATCAGATGGAACAGGTCTTGTACTATGTTAAAGACGAAATAGTTGTAGATGGAAAAAACAAAGAAGTAAAGAAAATTCAGCTTTGGACAAAAGATGCAATCCATTATTTCGTTTATGCGGATAACAAAGTCAGATTAGATGATACAGTGACCGTAAATCCTACCCCTCATTTATTGGTAAAGGACAAGAAAAACGAAGAGGTCCTGGGCAAGGGGCATGGTCGTTTGCCTTTTATGGTCTTGCATAATAATCGCGAGAAGTTGACAGATCTTGAGCCGATCAAAGACCTAATAGACGATTATGACTTGATGGCTTGTGCGTTATCAAATAACTTGATTGATTTCGACCATCCTATCTATGCCGTGAGAGGATTCGAAGGGGATAGCTTTGATAAACTTGTTACCAATTTAAAAGCAAAGAAAACGGTCGGTGTTGGTCCTGACGGAGGACTTGACGTAAAAACCGTAGACATCCCCATCGAAGCTCGTAAAGAGAAATTGCGGATTGACAAAGAAGCCATCTATAAGTTTGGTATGGGCTTTGATAGCTCGCAGACTGGCGATGGGAACATCACGAACGTTGTTATCAAGTCGCGTTATAGTCTGCTAGACCTCAAATGCAATAAAATTGAAGTGCGTTTGCGCAGGATTATTAAGCAAATGTTAGAGTTGATTGTTGAAAATATCAACCAGAGGTACTCTAAAGCCTACAATACCTCAGATATCGAAATTATTATCACTCGAGACATAATAGCAAACGAAGTAGATAATGCAACTATAGCAAAAACAGAAGCAGATACGAAACAAGTTGCAATTCAAACTATCTTAGATGCTGCGCCTCGCTTAGATAGTCGTACTGTTTTAGAACTATTAGCTGGCATACTTGAAATTGATCCTGATGAGGTTGAAAAAGCCTTAGACGAAGAGGAGTATCGAGGGGATTTAGAGCAAGATACGGAGGTAGAGGATGGAGTTGAACCAGTATCAGAAGGAGATGCAACATCTACTACAACTACAGGACCAGAGGGTTAATCGCCAGTTATACAACCTTTACGTGGATATCGTGAAAGAGCTGAAAAAATCTCTATTGGCTGAGTATCAAAGCTACGAAAATCTATCGCGTAGCAAAAAGATGGACTTGAAGCGCATGTCAGCTATGCTAGAAGCGATTGACAGCCAGTCTCAGAAGCTTAAAACAGGTCTGAATGGTACAATACCAGACCACTTAGAAAGAGTCGGTAAAATGGCTTATAATGAGCTATTTTACGAATATGAGCAGACGAGGTCAGCAATCCAATTCGCTTTGTTGCCAGAAGAAGAATTGAAGACGATTATAGAGACTCCTGTAGCAGGTCTGCGCTTGTCTCAAAGAATAAACGATGGAGTTGTGTCGGACTTACGAAAGAGTATCAAAAGCGAGCTAACACGGTCGTTTGTGCATGGATTGAGTTATCAAAGAACAGCTAAAAGACTATCAGAGTTGGGCAGTTCGTCTTATCGCAGAGCGTTGAATATCACTCGGACAGAAGCTGGCAGAGTATCAGCTATCGCTCGTCAGAGGTCGCAAAAAGAAGCGGTTGACCTAGGCATAGAGTTCAAAAAAATGTGGGTAGCGACACTGGATAAACGGACACGAAATACCCACCAGCACTTAGACGGTCAACAAGTTGGTCCAGAGGAGTATTTTGAACATAATGGTTTGAGAACTTTACAGCCCCACATGTTTGGGATAGCCAGCGAAGATTGTAACTGCCGCTGTCGGACTATATCTCGCTTAAAAGATGACGATACACCGCTGTTGCGTAGGGATAGCGAAACAGGAGAGGTTGTTGAGTATCGGAATTATCGAGAGTGGGAGAATAAAAAACTTTCGTCAGTAGAAGTAGATACCAGTCCGAAACCATATGATTTTATAGATTTAAGCAATCCAGAAAATCAGACGATAGAAAACTTCGAGATAATACTCTCGAGAGCCAAGGTTGCTGTAGAAGAGTATAAGAAGCATACAGGAATTGACTTGGTTTCTGAATTTAATAATAAGAATTTTAGGTCAATGTCTAATCCATATGATGATAATAAAGCAAAATTTCTCAAATTTTTGTATAATAAGATTGGGTATGATGCCAAACCACAAAAGCTTAGTGATACAAAAGGCTACAACTTATTTTATAGAGGTATTACTGGTAGTAAAGAGACTGGTTCAACCGCAAAAGATTTTTATAATAGACTTGTTGACGGTGAATATGATTTCTCTGGTGCTATGTCATCTATGGTTGGGCGCGGTATTTATTTCAGTATTGAACAGCGAATGGGCCAAGTTTATGCAAAAAATGGTATATTAGCAGAAATGTATTTCCCAAAAAATGCTAAAGTCATAGATGATCAAGTTTTAAAAAGTTTCAGAAATGCTTTCTCGAATGAACAATTATCTAATCCTGAATTAGCGGCAATCAACGACCTAATAAACTATGATATTGGACCTAAGATTAATGTGGCTGGAGATAGACATTTTGATTTTTGGGCAATTTTTAGTGGTCACGATGCAGTTCAAAGAGATAATTATGAGATATTAGCAGTGTACAATCGTGGTGTTTTGGGGGTGAAAGATAATGATTAAAACTACATACACCTTGTTAATTTCAGCGTTCAGTCTGATTGAATACGAAAAAAAGTATCAGAATTTTGATATGTTTGACCAATTAAAAAAAATCACTCGTCGCCTAGATATGAAAAATGCACCGGATTTCTATCCAATTACATTAGATGATTTTTCTGACACGTCTATAAGTGATGAAGATAAAGCGATATTATTTGATTTTATCAAGCAAAACCAAAACAAGTTAGATGAGCACGAAGACTCATTTGATATTTTTGTACAGTTAGCACCTAGAGAAATCTAAGTGCTTTTTTGTACCAAAAAACAGGAGGAAACATGAACAGAGATAAGAAACCAGGTATGGAAACTGTCAAAATTGGCGGTATAGTTTATGAAGTCAGCAAGAAACCAGATTTGCAGGGTAAAACCGGTGAATGGGGACATATTGAGTACAAGACAGGTAAGATTGCGCTTGATGACTCTACCAGTCAGCAAATTGAAGACCAAACGCTTATCCATGAGATCGCTCATGGGATCTTAGTTGAAGCTGGTTACGTGCAACATGAGGAAGAACAAGCTGACCGCATTGGCAAAATTTTGTATCAAGTGCTGACCGACAATGATTTCAGTTGGTTGTGGAAAGGAGGAACCAATGGCTAGTTTTTCAATTGACCTGGAGCTAAACTGGGAGAACCAAGACGAACTTCAACGTTTGCTGCAAAATGTCGATAAAGCCCAACAAGCGTACCAGAATGCTTTGAAAGAATTGTCTGAGTTCAAACCAGACATTCAGGTTGTTTCTAAAAATGGAGGTTACAAGGCACACGAATAAACGTATCAAAAAGAAACGTGAACTGATTGAACAAGTTCAGGGAACTAAAGAAGCTGTTGATATTGCATTGAATATCATTAAAAGTCTACTTGATGAAAACGCCAAACAAGCAAATGAAATTGCCGAGCTACGTTCAATCATCGAACGCAACGCCCAGGCTACGAATTCGAGATTTGACAAAATCGAGAAGCAAGTAGCTAATAGTAATGCTAAGAAGCCGTTTTGGAAACGGTAAGGAGGTAGTTCAACATCTTGACAGCAGGAAAGACTGCAATAATTACATAGCCTAACCGTGTCGAATTCGATGCGGTTTTCTTTATGTCCTGTCGCATGACGGAAAACTAGGCAACTACCCAAATTGTCGCAGGGTATATTGTGACAACTCCCGCAGGGGGAGAGCCCCTAATAAAATCTATGGAGGTAACCAATAATGGATTGGTTGAAAGAACTTATCGAGAAACATACTGCAGAGGGTAAAACAGACATTGATGCGGTCATGAACGCAGTCAAAGAAGAGTTCCCGAAACACGCTGTCCCGAAAGATGTCTACAACGAGCAGGCTGAGAAGCTAAAAGTCGCTAACAGCACGCTAGACACCTTGAAGAAATCAAACAAGGACAACGAAGAGCTGCAGAATGAACTCAAAACGTACAAGGACAAGGTGTCGCAGCTAGAAGCCGAGGCAAAGGAAACAGCCAAGAAACAGACAATTAAGGACGCGCTGATAAATGCTAAGGCGACTGATGTAGACTACCTCATGTACAAGCTTGGCAACTTGGAGGAAGACGATAGCGGAAAAATTAAGGATTTAGACCAAAAAATCAAAGATTTACAAGTCAACTTGCCGAACTTTTTTGAATCTGCTGAAGCAAAAGAGGATAAGCTGAATGGCTATGAACATTTGGGCGGTGCGGGTCTCTTACCTGGTTCTGCAGAGTCTACAAAAGATGTTATCGACGTTATTGGAAACAAAGAATTGAACTTAACTCAATTCTTACAGGAAAAAGCGAAAGGATAGAAAAATATGTCTAATGAAATTACAAAAATTATTGATACGATCACTCCAAAGGTATTTAATGCTTACATGGACCAGTATATCAACGAACATTCGTTGCTAGTTCGCTCTGGTGCGGTTGTCGCTGACGAACGTGTATCTCGAAATATTACGGCTGGTGGTCTAACCGTTAACATGCCGTTTTGGAACGATTTGAGCGGAGAGGACCAAGTCTTATCCGAAGACAAAGAAATCGAAACAGGAAAAATTACTTCTGGAAAAGATGTAGCAGCTGTTCTTTACCGCGGACAAGGTTGGTCAGTAAACGAATTGGCTGGTGTTGTCTCTGGTTCAGACCCTATGCGCGCTATCTTAGATCGCATTGGTGGATTCTGGCTTCGTCAAGAACAGAAAGTGCTAATGGCGGTACTGAAAGGGTTGTTTGCTACGAGCGGACCTCTTGCAGATACTCATTTGTTGGATTTAAGTAAAAAAACTGGAAAAGCAGCAGTTGTGGACGCTAAGGCTATCTTAGACGCTAAGCAGTTGATGGGTGATGCTTCTCGCAAACTCAAAATTTTGGCAGTACATTCTTCTGTTTATACTAAATTGCAAAAGGATAACTTAATTCAATACATCCAAGCTACCGATGCAAATATTCAGATTCCGACTTATTTAGGATATACATTGTTAGTTGATGATGCATTGGCTCCAGAAGGTGACGTTTACACATCATATTTGCTAGGTAGTGGTGCTTTTGGACGCAATACAGGTCATCCAGAAGGTTTGACAACATTCGAGACAGAACGCAAGGCTGCTGCAGGGGTAGACAATGTCTATACTCGTCGCGCTCTAACAATGCACCCGTATGGTGTTCGCTGGCAAGATAACAGCATTGTAGGATTGACTCCATCAAACGCAGAATTGGCAACTGCCGAAAACTGGAAGAAAGTCTATGAAGACAAGAACATCGGTATTGTGGCTATTCGTCACAAATTAGCGTTTTCTAGCGAGGTGTAAGCATGGATAAGTATATTACAATCGATTTGTTCATTGATACAGATGATGATCGTGTGGAGTATCCTATTGGTGCTCTCTATCCTCGTGAAGGCTACACCCCTTCAAAAGAGCGTATCGACTCTCTTTTGAGTGGTGACAATGCTAGGGGTGTACCGTTGATTAAGCAAATTATCGAATTGCCAGCAAAAACAACTATTCCATCTGACGCTGAAAACGAATTGACTCGAGATGCCGTCAAGGAGAAATTGACCCAGCTAGGCATTGAGTTTAATGCCAGGGCTAAGACAGAGAGTTTGCTGGAATTGTTAAAAACAGCCGAAGAGGAGTAGTTGAACTCCTCTTTTCTTTTTGAGGAGGTTCTATATGATTATATCTTTAAGTGAGGCTTTAATTATTCATCCGAAAGCAACACAGGAAATGTGTGACGGACTAGAAACTATGGTTCGCAAGGTGACTAATAACCATTTTCAGCTAGAAAAGTTCCGCTTAACGCATTTGTCGTTGGAAGGTTCGACTATTAAAGTCGATAAAGGACGTCTGGATATTTTTCGAGAGGGAGACACAGTCGAAATTAACGGTACTGATTTTAATGACGGTTTATATGTTATTTCCGGCGTCTCTGACGGCATTTTGTCTGTCAATAGTACATTTATACCGGAATCTAAGAAAGGGGCTATTTTAACGAAAATAAGCTACCCTGCAGACGTGATTGAAGGTGTAAAGAAACTACTATCATATGATGCTAAAATGACAGATAAAATCGGAGTGAAGTCTGAATCTGTCGCACGTTGGTCTGTAACTTACTACGACGTGACGGCTTCCGAGAGTCAAGAAGGCTACCCCGCAGTTTTGCTAGGTTTTTTGTCAAAATACAAAAAGATAAGGTGGTCTTGAAGATGGAAGTGGCTTTACTTAAGTATCGGGAAAGTGGGGAAAACGCCCTAGGTCAAAAAGTTTACGATTTTGTGGAATCCGAAAAAATGGAAGGTTATTTGGATATGCTTACGGGCAACGAAACAGATAGAGCAACAGCTTTAACATCTAGCACTCACATCTTTTTGACGAAGCAGGTAGATGTCCAAATTACAACAAAAGATAGAATAAGGGCCAAAGGAATTGATTACGAAGTTTCATTTGTAGACAATCCAGTCAATCTTGATCACCATCTGGAAATCTATCTGAAGGTTGTTGCTTGATGAAATTTATAGACAATAGCGCCAAAGCTAAGGAAGAGATTAAATATCAAGCTATTCGTGCTCTGAAAGAAATTTGCATGATGGTAGAGGCACAAGCGATTCTACTCGCTCCTTCGGATACTGGAAATCTTAGAGAGCATATCAGTCACACGGTTGATAGGCACGAATTGATTGGCTATGTAGGGACTAATGTTAGTTATGCCATTTATGTTGAATTTGGTACGGGTGAGTTTGCAGAAAAAGGAAACGGACGCAAGGGGGGATGGCTATATACAACCCCTGACGGGAAGTCGTATTTCACTCGTGGGAATAAGCCTCAACCTTATCTACGACCTGCTTTTCGTAAAAACAAAAAACAGATACAGGCGATTTTTGAAACGTATCTGAGTCAGATTGGAGGATAAAATGACTCCTGTAATTGCTAAATTGACAGAATTATTTACCGAAATTGTTCCTGAAGCCTATTTCTTATCAAACTCAAACCCAACTGTTGCGTATCCCTACCTCATATTTTCTTATGATGCAGAAAATAGAAATTGGGGTCAAGATGGGGCTTATGTTGATGTCGATATTTTTGACAATAAAGGTGAGGATCAAGAGCAGATTGAGCATCTAGCTTTTTTATTAAAGCGAGAGCTAGGGCACAGGGCTGTCATGTCGGAAGAATGTTATATCCGTTTCCGTTTCGAAGGACAAGGAACGATTGATACTATGTCAGATGTCCTTCAACGGCGAAACGTACGATTTTATATCACAATAGATTGGAGAAATGAAGATGAAAAAACCAGTTAAAAAGACAGGTTATACCAAGAATACACCTAAAAGCTATATCGTGAATGCTGGTGCGGTGTATAAAAATTTAACATGGAATACTGAGACCCAAAAATGGGAAGGTGAGCTATTTGGAGCTACATCAGGCGGAAATAAACTGACAATCGAACAAAATTATCGTCAAATTGAAGTAGATGGTGTCTTCACTGCTGCGGTTGGTCAGAAAGTTCTTGAAAGTCAAGGGGCTAAGTTGGAAATCAACGCTAAAGAATTGACTGCTGAAAACATCCGTATGGCTATCAACGGTGTTATTGAGCAAGGAGATGGTCAGAAAGTTCCAGCTACATCTAAGGTCATCACAGCTAAGGGAGAGCTTAAGAAAACAGACTACATTACTAATCTAGGCTTAGTAGGTAACCTTTCAGGGACCAATGAACCTATCATCGTCATTTTAGATAATGCTCTCTGTGTTTCTGGTCTTGAATTTGAGACGAAGGATAATGACGAAGCAGTTATCACAATGACGTTCGAAGCGCATGCAAACGAAGAACAGATTGATGATTTGACGTTACCGTGTCGCATCATCTACCCAACTGTAGATATGGAGGTTTAAGATGGCAGAAAAACTTGAAATGCGAGAGCTAAATGGCGGAGACATCTTTACGATGTTAGGAATCATTGGGAAATTAGATATTAAAGACGAGGTTGTAGAATTGCTGGAGCGTCAATTTAACCAACCAGCCATCGTCCTGCAAGACCATAAGAAGAAGCAGCCGACAAAAGCCGAGAAAGAAGCGGCAGAATTAGCTACAGAAAAGCGCGGTATGTTGCTGATGACGGATATTGGCTTTGCTATCTTGCGACACGTAGGAGAAGCCAAAAATGATGTTAACAGCTTTTTAGCAGATTTGACAGGAACTAGTCGAAAAGATATTGAGTCTCTTAGCATGTTAGCTTATACAGGTTTGTTGATGGATTTTGCTAAAAAGGCGGAATTGCGTGATTTTTTCCAATCTATTTCTTCTGTCTTGGCTTAGATTTGCATCGGCTACGTGACATTTTATATCGACGTTATGGAAATCCAGACTCTCTCTTGAAGTCACAAACTTTGAAAGAGTCTTTGGATTTCTTTTTGTATTTGTTTGATGAAGAGGATAAAGATGTTCTAAAAGAAATTTGGTTAGCAAAAGAAGTGGACATGTCTCTTCAAAGTTTTATTGATAAACACTCCAAAAAACGATATATCAGCAAAGTGAATCGTAAGCAAATTCTAGAAAGCGATATAGATTCTGCATTGAAAAACGCAGAATCTATTCTGAATATGGGTTATGGGAAGGAGGTGCGATTAGATGGAAATCTTTAAGTTATTTGGTTCAATCGGCTTAAAAAATAAAGAAGCTAATCAAGCTATTGATGAGACAACGGGAAAAGCACAGACAGCTGGAGACAAGATCAAGGATACATTCGGTAAAGTTGCTACGTTCTTAGGAACTGTATTTGCTGGTAAAGCTATCTTTGATTTTGGGAAATCAGTTGTAGAAGCTGCTGCAACTGCCAAAGCAGTACAAGCACAGTTTGACCAAGTTTTCGAGGGTATCCGCGATGTAGCTGAAAACAAGCTTAATGATTTAGCTAAAACGGTCGGTGCCGTACCTAGTCGTATCAAACCTGCCTTTAACCAAATCGCTTCGTTTGCTAAAGTTGCTGGTATGGACGCTAGTCAATCTCTAGAATTTACAACACGGGCTACAGAAGCAGCCGCAGATAGTGCAGCCTTCTACGATAAGTCTTTAGAAGAAACAACTGAGACGCTCAAATCTTACCTCAAAGGGAACTTCAACGTAGCAGATAACCTCGGTATTCTTTCGACGGAAACAACCCGTAACGCTAAGGCGACAGAATTATTTGGCCAAAAGTATAAAGACCTCGATGGTATACAACAACAAGAAGTATTGCTTCGGATGTTTGAGGATGCTAATAAGGTGTCTGGAGCTATGGGACAAGCAGCAAGGGAATCTGATGGCTTTGAAAACGTCATGGGAAATCTCAAACAGACATGGGAAGATTTCAAAGTCCTTGTCGGAGGACCGCTGTTGCAACCAGTGGTCGCAGGTTTGCAACTTGCAACAAAATGGATTCAGGACTTAGGTGGTAAATTTCAAGAGTTTGAGCCTAAAATTACGTTATTTGCAGAAAAACTCAAAGACTTCACAGGATTTCTAAAAAGCAATCCTGCAGTTCTTGACGGCTTGAAATCGGCGGTGGTTGGCCTAACTGCTGCTTGGACTAGCTACAAAGTTATTACAGGAGTTCTTAGAGGTATTGAGACTGCCCGAAACACTCTGCTAGCTGTAGGAAACGGATTGATGTTAGCTAGGTTTACCCAATCGGGTGCTCTAACGGTAGCAGAAGCAACACAAGCGGCCGCCACAATGGGGGCTACAGGAGCGTTCAGCGCCTTCAATGCAGTTTTGTCGCTAAACCCTATCATGCTAGTAGTTGGTGCTATCGCCGCACTGGTTGCAGGCCTTGTTTGGTTCTTTACTCAAACCGAGACTGGTCGTGAGATGTGGTCTAATTTCATTGAATGGGCACAAAACGCTTGGGAAGGAATAGGAGAATTTTTCTCTAACCTATGGCAATCCATCACAGAAGGTGCCATCAATCTTTGGAATGGCATCGTTGATACGTGGAATCATGCTGTTGAAATAGTCAAAAACGTCTGGAGTAGCATTTCTGAATTTTTCACGAATCTGTGGGCAGATGTGCAGACGACAGCAATTGAGGCTTGGAATACCTTTGTTCAGGGCGTGATGATGGTTGTCCAGCCGTTCATTGATACCTTCATGCAATATTGGACAGCGATGTCTGATGGACTTTCTCAGATGTGGGAAGGGGTTAAGATGTTTTTCCAAGGGGCTTGGGAATTTATTAAAGCCATTTTCATGGGAGCAGTCTTAATCATTCTTGATATTGTTACAGGAAACTTTGGGCGATTGGGTGCTGACTTAGACTTGATTTGGGAAAGCATTAAATCCGCAATCACTATGGTCTGGGACGGTATCAAGACCTACTTTAGTGGTGTAATAGACGCTATCGTAGCCTTCGGAACTACTTATTTTGAGAATTTCAAAAATCTTCTCTCAGCTATTTGGGAAGGCGTGAAGTCTGCGGCGCAAGGGGCATGGGATTGGATAAAAACAACGGTATCTAATCTTATAACCAGCTTGATTGATTGGGCACGTTCTACATGGGACGGATTCAAGAATTTTCTGTCAAGTTTGTGGGAAGGCATTAAGTCTACCGCAACAAATGCTTGGGAAAACCTTAAGCAAGGCGTCCAGAATATCATTGATGGTATGGTTTCGGGAGCCAAAAGAGCTTGGGATAATCTAAAACAGAGCGTATCTGATTTGGTGTCTAGCGTTACAAGTATCTTTGACAACTTGCGTAATATCGATCTTTTTGCAGCAGGTCAAGCTATTTTGGATGGTTTCTTAGGAGGTTTGAAATCGGCTTGGGACAATGTTACAGGATTTATCAGCGGTATTGCCGATTGGATTTTCGAAAACAAAGGACCTATTGAATACGATAGAAAACTCTTGATTCCTGCCGGGAATGCCATCATGGAAGGTCTAGGCGGTGGACTAGAAGACGGTTTTGACGATGTTCAAGATGGAGTTCTTGGGATGGCTGGAAAACTTGTTCAGAAGGTTTCTAGTGCGGCTAAGCATTTTAAAGATACAGTTGTTCCACAGATGGGCGATTGGTCGTCTTCTCTTGATTGGTACGCAAAAGGCGAAATCATCTCACTTCCATCCATGTATGATGTATCGTCTAGCAATCTTTTGGAACATTCGTCAGACGGTCAGTCTAATAGCTTGTTGCAAAAGATTATCGAATTATTACAAGCACTGCTTGATAAAGATAGTGATGTCTATCTAGATTTAGAAAAAGTTGGTCGAATGACCTACGACGAACACGGAAGGATTATAGAAAGGGGAGGATAAGCTATGTTAGAACTAAAAGTAGATGGTATCAGCACTAAGACAATTGTCGAGTGTATTGTAGCTGGTTTAGGAGAAGATAGAACTTCTTCTCCTCGTTTTATTGAGGAAACTATTTACGGTATGAATGGAACAAATCGGACAATCGAAGCCTACGACGAGGTGGACAGAGTGTTGACGTTTCATTGCGCTAGTCTTGATGCTGTTCGCCAACTCATAAAACTATTTAAAGGCTTAGATAAAAAGTTGGAATTCTGGCATATCCCAAATAGTTTCTACTATTTCGATTACAAGAGTAGCAGTTATAAAATTAATCACAAGTGTAGTTGGGACGTCTCCGTTAAAATTAGCTTGAAGCCTTTTCGTTATCTAAGTGAGGTAGAAGATGTTGTCTTAACTCAATCGGGAGCTATCACAAACATGGGTGATATTTTTAGCGAGCCTAGGATTGAGGTGTTCGGAAATGGTCAAACTAGCTTAACTATTGGAAATCAAGTGTTAAGACTGAATTTAGATACTAAAGCTGTTATAGAGTGCCGGCATGGGTATCAAAATGTATATGATAAAAATGGAATTATCAAGAATAGCATTCGCACATCAGGCCCGTTCTTCGAAATTCCTGCACAGGTTACAAGTGGTGTTGTTTTGGGTTCCGGAATCAATAGGGTTGTAATTCGTCCTAGATGGAGGTGCGAAATTTGATTAGCTTAAAAGATAAAAATGTTTTGCTTGTCAATGCTTTTGATGATGAAATCGAACAAGAGGGTAACGGCAAGTATCAACTTTCTTTTAAATACCCGACATCTGATCAGCGTTGGAAAAACATAGAATTAGCAGATTTACTGTTAGCAGACGATTTGCATGGCGAGCAGGAGTTTCGAGTTTTTGAGATTGTAAAACGAAATGGTTATATTTTTGTCTACGCTAATCAGGTTGTAGATGATTTAAACAGCTACTCGATCAGTAACATCTCTGTAGATAGAGTTAATGGTCAAACTGTTATGCAAGCTTTGGCAGGCAGTATTATCCGAAAACATCCGTTCGCTTTTTATAGTGACATTCAGGATAGGCACGTTTTTAACCAAAAAAACATCAGTGTTATGGGCGCTCTGGCAAATGGTAAACATTCGATTATTGGACAGTGGGGTGGAGATTTAGTTAGAGATAAATATAACGTTAATTTGTTAAAACGAGGAGGGCGAGAATCAGAAGCTCTTTTTATGTATAAGAAAAACTTAAAATCTTATGCAGAAACAAATTCTATAAAAGGGCTATTTACTCGTTTAAACCTCTCTGTTAAGAATTCGGACATAAAAACAACCGTAGACAGTCCTTTGATAGGCTCTTATGGCGGGAGGGTTTATGAGTTAAACGTCGAGGTTGCAGATCAAGATGTGGCAACTTTAGAGCAGCTGCAAGAGTATGGTCGGAACTATTTTGCAGAAAAATTAATCGATGTACCAAACAATAGTTTGACGATTTCGGTCACAGACAGTCAGGAATATGATGTCCGAATATTTGACACGGTCTTTGTTCATCACGAAATTTTTGACAAAGACCTTCGGATGAAGATTACTAGCTACAGATTTAGTCCGATGGGTCGTAAATTAAAATCTATTGGTTTTGGGAAAATTAAAACTAGCCTCACTCAACAAGTGTCAAATATCGCTACTGAAGTTGTAGAACAGTCGGTATCTGTAGCAGGACAAGTTTTCGAAGAAAAACTACAAAAAGGGATCGAAAATGCCGATAAAGTTATCGATGGCAAGATTAATAAGGTTAGAGATGAAATCAACGACGGCATCGAGCAGTCAAGGGCGGAGGCTGAGAGGCATGCAGACAATATCAAGAGAAGTATTGATACTGAAATCACTCAAGTCAACCAATCCATGCAAGCACAATCTGAGGAACGCGACAGACAGGTTGCGGATATATTGTCCAAAACCCAGTCTGTAGAATCGCTTGCCAACCAAGCCAAGTCGGATGCGGCTAGTGCATTGGCTAGAGCTAACCAGGTCAAGACCGAAGCTATCGCAGATGCAAGAGCGCAGGTTGCGACCGTTAATCAAGCGTTAAATACTGCTAAGACTGAGCTACAATCAGCAATCGCTAGTGCAGACCAAAAGGCGAGGGATAGCCAAGCAAGTGCCACAGCTTTGCGGAATGATCTAAACTTGCAAGCGAGCAAGATTTTGGCACAAGCACAAGCGCAGACGGCATTGACTAGCCGTGTGACAACTGTCGAAACTCTGGCAGATGGTACGAGGTCAACAGTCGCAGAACTCTCTAAAACCGTTTCTAAGGCGACTGGAGACATCACTAGTGTTACCAGTCGGACTAAGACCGTAGAAGACACTCTGAGCCAAACGAGGACCCAATACGAGGCTCTGACGCAGACCGTCAATGCTCAGACAGGACAGATTGAGAGTATCAATCGAAAGACTGCTGACTTGCAGAGTGGCATAGATGGGGTGACGGAGCGGTTTGAGAGTTTGAGGATAGAAGACAACCTTCTGCTCAATAGCTCTTTTAACGAAAACTTGAACCAATGGCAAGGAACTGGAGTGACTATAGTTGATGGTAAAGCGAGAATTACAGGAGAATTTAATAAAACTAAGTACATTTACCAAAGCATCAAGTCTCAGATAGCTAATGACGATGTTAGCCAGGTATACATAGCATCAATCTCAGTTAAGGTCACTAATTA